ACAAGTAATGCCAGTCCAAAAATGCACTCTAAAGAATGGGAAGAAAGGATGGAAATACGGAAAGTCCGGGAAATGCTATGCAAGTGAGTCCGCAGCCAAGCGCCAAGGCGCAGCGATCAAGATTAGTCAGAAGCGAGCTGGAAAAAGCGGTAGACATAGCTAAGGAGCTAAGGCAAAGAGAAAGATACAACAGGATAGATGCTTATGATCCCTATCCTTACCAACTAGCCTTCCACGGAACAGGCGCTCAGGCTAACCAGAGGCTCCTAATGGCTGCTAACCGCATAGGTAAATCCTACTGCGGTAGTATGGAGATGTCCTACCATTTAACTGGGTTATACCCCGATTGGTGGAACGGGAGAAGGTTTAGACAGCCTATTGTGGGATGGGCTGGTGGTGTTTCTAACGAGACAACTAGAGACATTGTTCAATTCGAGTTATTGGGTTCCCCAGATGACCCGGAGGCGTTTGGTTCCGGTACTGTACCGAAAAAGCACATAATAAAGACTGAACGCAAACCCGGTGTCCCTAACGCCAAATCAGTAGCACTGGTAAGGCACGTTAGCGGTGGGAACTCGTCTTTATTCTTCAAAGCCTACGAAATGGGCGTTGAGAAGTGGCAGGGACGTAGTGTGGACTGCATCTGGCTGGATGAGGAGCCAAGCAGGGACATCTACTCCCAAGCTGTAACGAGGACCCTTGATAGGAAGGGTCTGGTTTACATGACCTTCACCCCAGAGAGCGGGATGACAGAGACGGTTGCTTCTTTTATGAACAACCTCAAACCAGGGCAGTCCCTGAATAACGCCACTTGGGATGACGCTTCTGAGAAGGTCTTCTCCATGAAGGGGGCAAGAGGCCACCTCAATGAAGCGGTTATGGAACAGATTTTATCTTCCTACTCTCCGCACGAAAGAGAGATGCGGCGGTACGGAAGACCCTCTATAGGAAGTGGTTTAGTCTTCCCTATAAATGAAGAGAAGTTAATGATAGACCCCATTACTATACCAAGTCACTGGCCTAGGATATGTGGTATAGATTTTGGATTCGATCACCCAACAGCATGTGTATGGCTTGCATGGGATCGAGATGAGGATGAGTTCTATGTATATGACTGTTACAGGCAAGCAAAGGCTTCTCCCGCGATTCATGCAGGCATTATGCGGACTAGACCGCACTTTATCCCAATATCTTGGCCCCATGACGGCAATAGACGAGATTCTATGGGGAATCCCGGCTTGGCTGACCAGTATAGGAGTCTAGGGTGCAATATGCTCCCTTTCCACTTTGAAAACCCACCCGCTTTAGGTGAGAAGAAAGGTGGCAACTCCATAGAGGAGGGAATAATGGCTCTTCTACAGAAGATGGAAGCAGACAAGTTCCACGTATTCGCCACACTAGGGGATTGGTGGGAAGAGTTCAGAATGTATCACAGGAAGGAGGGGAAAATAGTACCTCTTCGAGATGACTTAATGAGCGCCACACGATATGGCGCAATGGCAATGAGGTTTGCTGTGTCTGGAGATGATCCGACATGGACAAACGATTTAGAGTACAGAAACTATGGTATTGTTTAATGGCTGACAAGTATACTGACGCAGAACTGATGACACGCATTCGGGGAGAAATCACCGGATCTCTCGGGTATATGGGGGATACCATTTCCCAGCAAAGAGAGCAGGCTATGGCGTATTACTATGGCTTGCCCTTTGGCAATGAGGTAGAAGGGCGTTCCCAGTTTGTAGACTCCACTGTCCAGGACACTATAGAGTGGATAAAACCCTCTTTAATGCGCGTATTCGCTTCTGGGGATGAGATGGTTAAATTCACCCCTCACGGACCAGAAGATGTAAAGATGGCTGAACAAGCCACGGATTACGTGAATTACGTGTTTACCAAGGACAATCCCGGTTTTGAAATACTGTATTCCTGGTTTACAGACGCTTTACTCTCTAAAAACGGCATCGTCAAGGTCTGGTGGGACGAGACTGAAACATCCGTTAGAGAGGAGTATTACGACCTTACAGACATAGAAATAGAGTCTGTCATCTCTGATGACGACGTAGAGGTGATTCAACACACCGAAGAAGAGCGTCAGGTCGAGTCTGAGATAGGTGAAGTAGTCGAAGTCAGGCATGATGTCGTAATTAAGCGTAAGGAACGTAATGGTAGGATAAAAATAGAGAATGTACCTCCTTCTGAGTTCCTGATCTCTAGGGAATCTAAGGATATACAGGAATCTAGGTTCGTCTGCCACAGAGTCCTGAAAACACTATCCGATCTAAGGGAAATGTACCCTGACGAGGACTTAGACGCCCAAGAGCTTGGTGGCGGGGGTGAGGATATGACCGCCTTCTCTAGTGAGCGTCTTGAGCGGTTTGCCTACGATAAATCTGCCGAGTATTGGGAAGGATGGGGAGACACCGACATAGGTGAAGAAGAGCTGAGGACCTATTGGCTGCATGAGTGTTTTATGAAGACGGATTTTGATGACGACGGCATTGCCGAGCTCCGAAGGATTGTGATGGTAGGTAGTAAGATTCTGGAGAACGATGAGGTCGATAGTATCCCCTTTGTATCAATTACCCCCATAAAAATACCCCATAAGTTCTTTGGCCTTTCTATCGCTGACGTTGTGATGGATCTTCAACTGATTAAGAGCACTATGATGCGGACGTTGCTCGATAACGCTTATAACCAGAACTATGGAAGATACGCTGTATTAGAGGGTCAAGCGAACTTAGATGACCTCCTGACGCAAAGACCGGGCGGAGTAGTCAGGGTTAAATCCCCCAACGCCATAACGCCCCTTCCTACACCCGCTTTGGAGCCTTACTCGTTCCAAATGCTTGAATACATAGACGGTATTAGGGAATCTAGGGCTGGCGTCTCTAAGATGTCTCAGGGAATGAACGACAACGCCCTAACCTCCCACACTACGGCTACTGCGGTAAACGCCGTTATGACGGCTGCTCAGAGTCGGGTAGAGCTTGTAGCTAGAAACTTTGCAGAGACTGGTGTTAAAGACCTGATGATAAACATTTACAAGCTCCTGTACAAACACCAGGACAAGGAGCGCATGGTGATGCTAAGGAACGAATGGGTCCCAGTGCGTCCTGATGTATGGAAAGACAGCTACGACTGTAGTGTAAGCGTGGCCCTAGGGACAGGCAATAAGGACCAGCAGATGGCTCATTTGTCCCAAATGCTCTCCTTTGCAGGAGAAGCTCTGAAGGGAGGCCTACCTATTGTAAGTATGCAGAACATGTACAACTTAGGCTCTGCACTTGTGAAAACAATGGGCTTCCAGAACGTGAGCGACTTCCTGACGGACCCATCTCAAGTACCCCCACAGCCGGAAGAACCGAGTGAGGCGCAAATGGAGATGCAGGTTAAGAGTAAGGAGCTCGACATAAAGGCTGCAGAGCTTCAGCTTAAACAGCAGAAGATCCAGCAGGAGTACCAGAAACTTGCAGTCGATTCTCGACTCAAACAAGAAGAACTTAACCTTGAGCGTGAGCAGAACCGCGCCGTAGCTATAGGAGCCACATGACACCAGAAGAAAGGGTAAGAAGAGCTAAATCCCTATTAGATGATCCGCTTTTAGCCGAAGCGTTTGTTGTACTGAAGGAAGACTTAATGAATAGCTGGGCTCACAGCGGTTCGACAGATTTGGAAGCCAGAGAATCTATTTGGCTTGCCATGCGACTGCTTGACCGGATTCATGGTCATATATCGTCCATAGTTGAAACTGGACATATGGCTGAGATAATGGACAAGCAACACCCACATATTTAGGAGAAATAAAAATGGCGGATACGCAAACTGCCCCGCAAGCACCGGCTGGATTACAGCCAATACCCGCGCTAGGTGGAAGTGTCACTGAAGCGCAAGAAGCATTACTCAGTCTACTAGAACCTGAAGAGGAAACACCAGAAACTGAGGAAGCTCAACCTACCGAAGTTGAAGAGTCTCAACCCGAAGAGGAAGATGAATCATTTGAGGAGGAGTCTGAAGAGGAAGAAGTAGAAGAATCTGAGGACACTGACGAAGAAGCAGAAGAGGATCTTCTATATGCTGTCACCGTAAATGGTGAAGAGCAGGAAGTAAGCCTTGACGAGCTTATGAAAGGCTACTCACGCCAGTCAGATTATACTCGAAAAACACAGGAGGTTTCTGAACAACGAAAGGAATTCGACACCATGAAGCAGCAAATGGCGGGAGAATACCAGCAGATTCAGGCCGAAAGACAGCACTACGTTCAAAACTTACAGTCCTTAATGGAAGGTTCAATGGCGGGCCTCGACAAGTTTGCCGAGGTTAATTGGGAACTCCTAAAAGAAACGGACCCCATAGAATTTGTGACCAAGAAAGAGGAATTCCGGGATGCACAGGAAAAGATACAGCGTCTGCAACAAGATCAGCATGTCGCCAAGCAGCGTAGCTCTGCTCAAGCCCAACAGGAGCATCGTCGGGTTTTAGCAGAAGAAGGGGCCGCGTTAGTTAAGGCTATCCCCGAATGGGGAGATACTGATAAAAAAGAGAAGATGGCTGGCAATATCCGCTCCTACGGAATGGAAAATGGCTTTACCAAAGAGGAGTTGGATTCTTTAATAGACCACCGATCCATACTTGTATTACTCAAGGCTCAGAAGTACGACAAACTTCAGAAGACCGATGTTAAGTCTAAGAAGCTCAAAAACAAGCCTCGAGTGGTTAGAGCAGGGAGTGGCGTCTCTACGGATGCAACAAAGAATAAACAACGTAGCGCTCAAATGAAGCGTCTTCAAGGGTCTGGTCGTATCGATGATGCGTCTATGCTCCTGGAGGATTTTATAGACATTTAACTAAGGAGGAAATGCTATGGCAGTTCCCGCAAATACTAGGCAAACCTATGGTGCTATAGGCATCAGGGAAGACCTAAGCAATATTATATACAACATAAGCCCAATGGATACGCCGTTTTTAAACAGCGCAGGGCGAGGTTCGTGTGACAACACAACCTTTGAATGGCAAACAGATGAGTTGGCAAATACGGCTGCGAACAGACAGGTGGAAGGCTGGGACTATGCCTCTACTGCTGCGACAGAGCCGCGTCGACTGAGTAACTACTCCCAAATCTCCGCAACACAGGTCCAGAGTTCAGGAACCTCAGAGGCGGTCGATTTTGCTGGGCGTAAGTCAACTCAGGCTTATCAGCTTGCCAAACGTGCTAAAGAAATGAAGCGCGATAT